GGATATTTTGCGATAGACATTGGACATGTTTCTTATGAAGGCTGGAGAAAAGTGAGACAAGCACCAGATCAAGCCCGTAATGATTTGTTAGAAAATGTTAAAATTTATGATGCTATTAACAGAACACTTATAACAACACTTGAAACATACGATCCGGCAAAAGGTATTATTCCTGGGTTTATCTCAGATGAAATCGAATTCAAAACTAGTGCAGATGTTGCAGTTTACAATTATACTAGTATTGATGGATTTAATGAAAATCAAAAAGCATGGACTGACGAAGAAGTTGGAAAACGTTGGTGGGATTTGTCGACATCGATATATTTAGATTATGAACAAGGCAGCGTCGACTATCAGCAAAACTATTGGGGTAAATTATTCGATGGCGCAACAGTGGACATTTACGAATGGACACGTAGTCCAGTATTGCCAGAAAATTGGAATATAGCAATTGAGCGTGGAATAGTTGTAGACGGCAATGTTGCATCCGGCGAACCGTATACAGAAATTGTAAACGGCGAAACTGTATACTATTGGACAGAAAAAACATTCTATAACCCAACAAAAAATCAAACAGAAACTATGTATTATTTCTGGGTTAAGAATAAAAGCAATTTTGCAGGTGTAAGAAACTACAATGTTTATCAATTGTCCAACTTGTTACTAAACTTAGACAGCTTAGGTATAAGTTGGTGTGCAGCAAGCGAAGCTGGCAACTTGCTTTTGTCAAACGTTGAATCATTCTTGACAAATGACACAGTTGTACAAGTAAATCAAGTTTACGAAAGCAACAGCTTGCCTATGTCTGAATGGACGCTACTAGCAGAAAACGACGAAGATACTATCATTCCAGAATATATGCATATTAAAATACGTGATAGCATTGCCGGGTTTAATAATAACAGTGTTCTTTACGATTATAGAGATTGGAATACGCTAGATATATACAACAAAGATCAAGTTGTAGTTTTCAATGATGTTTATTATATTAGTAATGCTGATAACAATTTAGGAAATCAGCCTGACATTAGTACACAAACATACTGGTCTAAAATTTATAAGTACGAATTACCAGACAGTACACAAGGTAATGACATTTTAGTATGGAGAGGAAATCCTTTACCAGATTTAAAGTTACACGAGTTTAATCGTTATGGTCATTTAACTAGACCGAATCAAACGTTATACAGAGATTTAACAACTGCAAGACATAATTTTGTTGAAACACTTAATAGTATTATGGATGAAATTTGTATTGTTAATGAAATCAACAATTGGAATGACTATCTAAACAGTACATTTGTTGAAGGAGAGGTAACATACGATTTAAGTAACTATTGGGTATTTAAAGATTGGGTCAGACAAGGGTATGATATAAACATCGTACCGGACGTTAAGTTGTCAAACAAAGACGATATAAGTCCGACAGCAGACCCTGTTGTGTTCCCTGAATTAAATATCAGTAATGGAAGCTACATTTATATTGAAAATGTAATACACGAAGATGGTGTTAACAGACCAGAGATTTACAAAAAAGAAAATAACGAGTATATAATTGTTTGGAAAAAAGAAGGAACAATTGAATTTAGTGAAGAGTTGTGGAATCAAGAAAAATTTGGTTTGGGTTTCGATGTTGTAGGTTTTGATATTACGGGCTTTGATCAGTCACACGATCATCTATTTGCTCGTTTATTTGATATTATCAAAAACAATATTCTGATAAATCAGCATAGACGTTATTACAATACACTATGGTTCAAGTGCTTGTATCAAGCAATCATTGACAATACAGCAGACGATTTTGCATTTAAGACCACATTTGCTAAGTTAAAAGTGGATCATCCTTTGCTTACAAATAAAGAGCGTTACGATAATCATAGTACTACGGCTATTGAAGAATACTTTAATAGTATCAAGCCTTTCCATACTAAACTATTGGGAACTCTGCAGCGTCCAACTGTTGGAGATGGAACCAATGTAGGAATTAATGAAACACAGCGTGATTTTGAAATAACGTTGGCATACAGAGATCACAGCGAGAGAACTTGGAATGGTGATGCAGTAGTACTCGGCGGAACATTTGATAACGATGCAGTACCTTATATTAGCGACGGTTATGTAGAACCCGGTTATTATAATGACAATATCCTAGAATACCAATACGAATTAACTAGCGAATTCACAACTGCAGATGTTGACTTTGTAAATGAATATAATGGTAATATATTTGTTCAGCCACGTGAAGAAGGCTGGGGCGATGAAATATATCCTATTGACTTTACAGAAAATGTTAATATTATGGTACAAACAAATACATCTGGAAGCACAGAAGATTTAGACACTAGAACATTTAGAATGTCATATTTCTTCCCACAAAATGTACAAGAAAATACTGTAAAAGTAGATGCAAATGTTACGCAATTGGCAGCAGATATCGATGCAGTACAAACAGAAATTACAGTTGTTGATACAAGTGTGCTGACGGATCCGCAAGGAACATACAACGTTGCAGAACAGATACTAACACCTAAGGGTGTTGTTTATATTAACAACGAACGTATCGAGTATGGCGCAATCGACGGTAATACGCTAAAATACTGTGTTCGTGGTACACACGGAACAAGTGCACAAGCACACAGTCAATTATCTGAGGTAGCGGATGCAAGTTGGAATAAACTTGTTCCAAATTCTCTCGATAATTTTGCACATTACGGTGATGGACTAAGAATGGCATTTAATGAAACTGGTATTAGTTTAAGTGTAGCAGGAAATACACCCGAGCACGTATTCATTAGAAATGCAGGGTCTGGAACGATATAAATACTATAAATGGAAAAATGACATGAGTTTATCGCAAGTAGAAAAATCGCATATTGATATTGAAGGACATATTACTATATGGGATCCTGAATCAGGTGAAGTTATAGTTAAGCGCCGCAATGCGATTAATTTTGAAAACATGAGTATTGCTATTGCAAATCTTCTTGCAAACGAATCAGGCACTACAGGGCCTTATCAAATTTCTTCAATGAAATTTGGAAACGGCGGCACAGTAATCGACGGCACAGGTGCAGTAACATACAAAGCAACAAATACAAATACAACAACAGGTGCATTACATAACGAAACATTTAGTCAATTAGTTGACGAAAATTCCAATGTAGTTCCTGCGGGTAACAGTGTAACAGTTAATCACGAAAGCGGAAATTTGTTTAGTGATGTAATAGTAACTTGTACATTAGATTATCCAACACCAGTAGGCCAAGATCCGTTTGACACATCACTTGATATGAATGGCGATTATGTATTTGATGAGTTGGCAATTTATTCTGCCAACGATGACTTACTAACACATGTTATTTTTCATCCTGTGCAAAAAAGTGCAAATAGAAAAATTCAGGTTATATACACATTAAGGATAAGAACATCATACGGTGACGTTTAAGTTAGGACAAAAAAATGCCATATACAATTAATTTTAATGATTCAGGAAAAACGCCAATTGTGGTTAACGACGGTACAGTCGACACAAGTACACCGTTGAGGCTTTTAGGAAAAAACTATACTCGATTTGGCGAATATCTAAACGAAAATCTAGTAGGACTATTAGAAAATTATGCAAATACTACTCCTCCTGTCAACCCAGTAGAAGGACAGCTTTGGTATAATACAGCAGATAGTCAGTTAATGCTATACGATAATGGGCAGTGGTATCCCATTGGTTATGCAGGAACAACTAGAATGGAAGTTAGAAAACGTCTTGACACTCTTGGCATTTATCACTATACTATCGAACATATAGTCGATGATGTAATTATAACAATTACAGTTGACGACCAAGTAGCATGGACACCTGCAAATACAGAATTTATTGAAGACGGCGTTACACTATTAAGTACACAATTTCCAGTAATTCAAGCTGGTATTAATATGAGTAATCAGTCTGACTTTAAGTTTAGAGGTACAGCAACTAGTGCAGAGTACGCTGACCTTGCAGAACGTTATGCTGCAGACGAAGTATTAGATCCTGGTACAGTTGTAAAAATTGGAGGTTCGAAAGAAATCATTCCAACAGGTACACTAGCAGATGTTGATGTGTTCGGTATTATATCAACTAATCCAGGTTTTGAAATGAATGCTGCAGCAGGTACAGATGATACACATCCGTTTGTAGCATTAGCAGGGCGTGTTCCATGTAAAGTAGTTGGAAAAGTACGTAAAGGCGACAGATTGGTTAGTAGTTTAACACACGGACATGCACAAGTAGCAAGACCAACAGATTTAATGGATTATAGAACTATTATAGGAAGAGCTTTAGAAGACAAAACAACCGACGAAGCTGGGATGATCGAAGTAGTTGTAGGAGCAAAGTAAATGCCAGTAACTCCAGGTAACGTAGTAAACGCATCTGAGTACAATTTAGTAGCAAACCTTGCGAATAAAATATTCGGAGATAATATACCTACGGCTGCAGTTACAGATAGTAACAGAAAAGAAACTCATAAATTTGGCTGGGGTGCTATTAATTTAGATGATCAAGTACCGCAAAATGTTTTAATTTTAGCAGAACGTTTACAATACTTAGTTGACCATACCAATGTTATGATCAATCACGTAGCAATCCCAGATGAAGTTTTAGTTTTTAGTGTTCCAGTTAATAGAAAAACAGTTGATGTACGCACACTTGTTCGTGCAGAAGACTTAAACCTAGTAGAAGATAAAATTAACAATAGTATTATTCCCAATGATACACATACTACTGTTGATCCTTTTAATGCTAGCTTACTAGAAGCAACTCCTATTTCCGGAGGACCTTATCAAAGATCAGCACCTTGGCAAGACAAACTAACTGGTGAACACAAATGGTCATTTGATGACTATAATCATGCTAGATACTTTTTTAACGGCGGCGGACAATTACAATTGTCTATGGAATTGACGGGCGGTTGTACTGCTGGGTATTTTAACTGGGCAGACATCATTAACGAAGTAGGAACATTAACGTTTACGTGGGATAACACATATCAGAGTGCTGGATATATTACATCAGGTACTAGTGAAGGAAAAGGTTTTTATGATCTAACCGACCGCTACGGCGATGGTAGTGATCCAGATGGCATCAAAGATGACGAAGGGCTGTTATTTACTAGTGCAGGTGTTACTGTAACTGCATATGGTTATGGTTATGGTTATGGTTATGGTTATACTACAGTAGGTCCCGGAATGTTTGTTAGTAATGTTTCTGGTTATGCGAGCGCATATGGTCCGGGAATTGTATGTCCGGATCCTGTATATATTGTTCCAATTAATGGATACTCGGGATACAGTAATTATGCTAATAGATATTTTAAACTTTACGGCAAATGGGCAAACAACGGTTCAGAAGTTCAGTTTAAAATAGTATTAGATGACACAGCGTTTAATCAAGTAATGGATGGAACATTAGAAGCTACTACAAGTTATCTTATGCCGGATATCATTACAGAAAATCAAAGTACATTTGATGTTTCTCCCGAGCCCGTAGTTACGGTTGTAGATAATTTTAATACAGCCGATGACAGTTAAAAAAATAGCTTGACTTTCACTACATAAATAGTTATTATATGCTAATATAATAATAAGGAGAAACTCATTATGGATGAGAGACTCGAGAAAGCACTCGAATTTGGAAATTATCGAACTACTTTATCAAATCAAAAACGTAACATCAGAACTCGTATGCAAGTTCTGCAAACAGTTCATCATAATGGCGGATCGTTTTTAGCAGACGAACGTACAATCAGTTTTGTTGGCACTCTTATCAATGCCAACAAAGAGTCTGCAGTTATTGTAGATACTAAAGACAATCCAATTGAAATTGAAAACCTTGCTGAGTTTTTAGAAACACTAATTAGTGCATACAACGAAGCAAGTAATGAATATAAAGTTCAAATGGATAAAATTAAAAGAGCTAGAAATATTAAAAAAATAATGGATTGGTAAATGAGCAAAGAAGAAGAACGTGGAGTATGCTTTTTTGCTTACAATAACAGCCAACTTGATTATATTCAGTTTGCACATATTACCGCAGCATACGTAAAACAAAATATGCAAAATAATAAAACGTGTCTTATTACCGACGAAGGCGGATACGGATGGCTTAAAGAAAGTATCGATCCTAAGTGGCACAAAACTTGTTTCGATACAGTTATTATCGGTGACACAGTAGACGTAAGTCAAAATCCTCGTAAACACTTCGATAGTCCTTGGACAGAATTCAGTGCTCCGTTTTTAAACAGTAATAAGCACGAAATATTCGAACTAACGCCGTTTGAAAAAACGTTGATGTTAGATACCGATTACATTGTAAAAAATAATTTTTACGATTATATCTTTGATACGGAATTCCCGCTCGCACTTCATAGAAATGCAAAGTATTTAGAACATCAAAATCCGTATTTAAATGAAATTGAACTATCAGATGGCGGTGTTCATCATTGGTGGAGTACAGTAGTATATTTTGATCAAAGCGAAGAAAGTAAACTTTTCTTTGATATATGGGATCATGTAAGAGAGAATTGGGATTATTATTCATTGCTTTATCAATTCCCCGGTGCTTTGTTCAGAACTGATTTCTGTGCTAGTATTGCAATTCATATTATGAATGGGCTAAATGACGATACATTTGTACATGATTTTATGAGTATCCCAATGCGTAACATGGATCAAAAAGACGATATTATTGAAATTAAAGGTGCTAACGATTGGATATTTTTATCTCATAATAGGCAAGAGCAATGGAAAAACATATTAGTAAGAAATACCGATCTTAATATTCATGCTATGAATAAAAGAGCACTAAGTAGATATGCTGATACTATTATTGAAAAGTTAAAGGAAAATCTATATGAGTAGAGGATTTATAACTATCGGAATTGACACCGATCTTGATAAAGTTAAGTATAGTTATACACTAGCTCTAAGTATCAAAAACTCAGATCCAACTGCAGAAGTTTGCTTAGTAGTTGACAAAGATAAAAGTGATTTAGTTCCTAAAAAATATTTTGATGCGTTTGATTATATTGTAGAATTGCCCTTCGGTAATACGGGACACAAAGATGGCTTTCACGGAAGTAATATTTGGCAGCTACGTTTTTGTACACCGTTCGAAGAAACCATTTATTTAGATTACGATACATTATTTGTTAATGTAGATGTTCCCTTATTGTGGGAACAATTTCAAGATTATGATATTGCAATGCCAGCAATTGCACGTACTTACAGAAATCGAATAGCTAATAAATCTATTAGTTTCGAAATTGAAAACTCGTATGATCTGCCTACATTATACAGCAACTTGATTTATTTTAAATATGATGCGCCTCTTGCCAACGAATGGTTTAAAATGGCAGATCCGATATTTCAAAATTGGCGTGATGTTTACAATGTCCAGTTTACAGAGAAAAAACCTCAAACGTTTGACAAAACAATTTTGTGTAACTTAGTAACTCATTATTTAGATGCTGCAAAAGACATATCTGTTGTACTAAACAACTTCTATGATATGCATTCACGTAGTCAGTACCTTTGGAATGGTGACATATCTGTAAACTTCACTGACACATTAAACTATTGGACTACTCCTAATAACATAATAATCGAAAACAGCGCAATACGCAGCGGGATAATTCATTATCGTGACGAACAATTTATATCAAAAGAATTAGTGAATGACTTTAAAAACATTATCAGTAAAGAAAAAATCAGATCAGAAGCAGAATGAATATTTTGTATATTTTGATGAATGGACTGGGTCTATTAAGGCTATAACTAATAAAGTTAAGCCAGCAATATCACACCCTTACCTGATTACAAAGCAATCGCTTGTCGGCGATATTATGAAAGGTGTGGAAAACAGAAAAAAATATATTGTAGCAGAACTAGTCGACGGTTTTAAACTAATACAAAAAGATAACTATCTCAGACTTAAAAAAGCAGAAAACTATCTTAGTAAGATACAAGAAAATAGTTTAACATCTGAAGCAGATGTTAATGTTGTTGTTTACTTATCGGATTACAAAGTAGAAGTAAATGTATCAAGTGATATTCTTTACAAACTAACAGGAAAAATGAATCCAACGGATGTAGTTCTTAATAAGTCAACCGACTACGATAAAATTAGTTTATACATTACTGAAAAAAATAATCCAATGAGGTTACTAGAAACTATCGAAATTGATCCGGTGGAATTATTCGAACGTGGATATATGTTGTACGATTTTTCACATTTAAGAAGCGTGATTCAGCTTGGCAATATTGATATATTAACCAAACGAATTTTTAAAAGTTACGGTTTAAAAATTAAACAAAACTATGTAAAACCTGACTACGGATTTAGACTAACAAATAAGCGTAATCACATTTCAATTTATGATTCTAGTTTTGAAGATTATACTACATTTACAATCAGTAATAGCACAAAGGGATGGATTATTAAAAGTAATTTCTCTAATCCCGCTGAACACAGAATATATAAAGATATAAAGATATTTTTAACGACAGACAATCCTTTTGAATTATTAGATAAAATTGTTATACCATTGGATTCTATCGGTCAAGATAAAGAATATCTATTAGAAACAAAAATAGATCCTTCTAAGTGTAAAATATTAGTAGGTGAAGAAGGCAAAAATATTAGCTTTAAACTCGAGGAAATTTAAAATGTCAAATATGGTAAGTATCAACGATTTTGATATAATTTATATTAGCTATGACGAACCTAATGCAGATGAAAATTATGCAGATTTACTAGAAAAATGTCCGTGGGCAAAACGAAGTCACGGAGTTTGGGGAAGCGATGCAGCACACAAAGCAGCCGCAGCATTAAGCGAAACAGAACGTTTTATTACAGTAGATGCTGATAATATTGTTAATGATGATTTTTTTAATATTGAACTAGATATGGACCGAATCGGAAGTACACATGTTATTAGTTTTGCTGCAAAGAATGTTGTAAACGGATTAGTGTATGGCAACGGCGGTATTAAAATGTGGCCAGTCGATGTTGTTAATCGTATGCGAACACACGAAGCAGCACCTGCAAGTGACAAACGTGCACAAGTAGACTTTTGTTGGAACATACATTATGTCCAAATGAACAATTGGTATAGTTGGGTACACAACAACGGCAGTCCACTTCAAGCGTGGCGTGCAGGCTTCCGTGAAGGTGTTAAAATGGGATTAGAAGATGGCGATGTTGTTGAACCACACCGATTAAAAAGTATTTTTAGAGAAAACTATAGACGTCTTATGGTATGGATGACAGTGGGCGAAGATACAACAAACGGATTATGGGCAATTTATGGTGCTCGCTTAGGCGCTTACATGACAAATATTGCTCGTGAAGAATGGGACTGGAAAAATGTACGAGACTTCGATTGGCTAAGTAATTACTTTAATACAGAATTACTTCCGCAGTTTGAAGATGGAACTGAACTATGTCCACGTACTGGTGTAAGTTGGGATCCTGTGCGTCTTAAAGAACGTACACTAGAACTTGGTAGCGAACTACGTGGAAAATTAGATTTGGAAATCGCAGACATAGGTGTCGACGGTTCCCGTTTTTGGAAAACAGTATATCGCAATCCTAGTAGGTTAGGCCCACAAGTAAAAGAAGATCAAGTTAAAGATTCAGTTGAGGATTAAGTTTGAGTTTAAAGTTAATAATGCCAATGGCGGGAGAAGGCAGCCGCTTCCGTGACAATGGATACATTGATCCAAAACCTCTAATAGACGTAAAAGGTAAGCCTATGTTTGTTCGTACAATCGAAAGCATAGGCTTATCGTTTGATGACTATATTTTTATTGTAAGAAAAGAACATAATCTAAAAAGTAAAGTTTTAGAGTATTATCCAAATTCAAAAGTAGTAGAACTTGATGCACTTACTGAAGGTGCAGCATGTAGTGTTGCCGCCGCTGATCCATACTTGAACGACGATGATAGTGTTTGTATTTGCAACTGCGATCAGTTTTTTGAATGGAATAGTTTAGAGTTTGAAAATCATAAACATAACGACGGCGTAATATTATTATTTCATGATCCTGTTAGAGATCCTAAATGGAGTTTCGCAGCATATGAGCCCGAAAGTGAGCGTATATTTAAAGTTGCAGAAAAAGATCCTATCAGTGAATACGCTACTGCAGGATTGTATTATTGGCGTTCTTGGAAAACTTATATGAAAAGTATGAAAATTATGATAGACGCAAACGATAGAACAAACAATGAGTTTTATCTTTGTCCTGTATATAATCATACTTTACGGTTGCAAAATACTGTAATATCAGGTATACTTATTGATGAAATGCATGGAGTAGGAATTCCAGAAGATTTAGAAGAATGGCTGAAACTAGATTTATAGCGCACAGAGGAAATTGGCAAGGTCCTAACTCTGCAGATGAAAATACATTTGATTATTTGTATAGCGCATACCAGCGTGGGTTTGATGTAGAAATTGACATACGAGCTCACAACGGTATATTATATTTTGGACACGACGAGCCTATAGAAAAAGCAAACCTTAACTTTATACAACGTACTGGTGTTTGGTGTCATGCAAAAGACTTAGATGCACTAGAACTATTACTGTCTATGCGTACTAATTGTTTTTGGCATGAAACAGATACTGTTACACTAACAAGTGATGGAAACATTTGGTGTTACCCAGGATACTATCCGAGGAATAAAAAAGCTGTGTGGCTAGATTTAGAAGATAAAAAACTTCCAGATGATGTATCTGGTATATATGGAATATGCGGAGATTATTTTGACAAACAATAAAAAAGAAACACCAGTAGAGTGGAGAGACAGAGTACTAAACAGTAAAAGTAAAAGTTTCTGTGGTGCAAAATGGCTCAATGCAACTATTTGGTTAGGCAATGGATCCACTAGTAGTTGTCACTTACCTCCTGCTCATCGAATCGATCCTAATGAACTAGAAAAAAACCCAAGTGCTATTCACAATACATATTATAAAAAATTAGTACGTAAACAAATGCAAGAAGGTGAACGGCCAAAAGAATGCGACTACTGTTGGAAAATTGAAGACATGGGATCGGAATATGTTAGTGATAGATTTTTTAAAAGTCAACAGTATTCCGAAGAAGATCTGCAGCGTATATTTGATAACAAGTGGAACGATAATGTAACACTACAAACTTTGGAAATCAGTTTTGATAGTAATTGTAACTTTGGCTGTAGTTATTGTAATGCAGGATTTAGTACAACGTGGGCACACGATATTAATAAAGACGGTCCTTATCAAAACTTAGTAAGTGACGGCTGGGGTGCGTTTGCACAAAATGGCGAGTGGGCACAGCCGTATGGTGTTAAGAACGAAGGCAACCCGTATACAAAAGCATTCTGGGAATGGTGGGAAAGCGATTTACAATATAGTTTAAAAGAAATACGTGTTACAGGCGGCGAAGCTACAGTAAGTATTGACTTTTGGAAACTTGTAGATTGGTACAATAATAATCCAGATTCTCAAGTAGCGTTAGCTGTCAACAGCAACCTCGGTATTAAACGTGAGCCGTTACAAAAGTTAGTAGATCTCAGTCATAAAATTAAAACATTTAATTTGTTTACAAGTAATGAATCCGTAGGCTTACATGCAGAATATATTCGTCATGGATTGAAATGGGACGAATGGTATAATAATTTCCAATATGCCATCGAAGAAGGAAACTTCAACAATTTGCATTGTATGTATACAGTAAACGCATTATGTTTAGCTAGCTTTGAAAAAATGCACGATGTAATGCTCGATTTCAGAAGTCGTTATCCAAATAAGTCAATTGACTTTAGCTACAATATGCTCCGTTTTCCTAGCTTCCAAGCATTAACTACATTGCCGAAACATTTAAGATTAGATCGTGCTAATTTATTAGAAAAATGGCACAACAAGAATTCTAAGTTTATGAATGAATGGGAGAACGAAGGACTAACTCGTACAATTGCTTATCTTAGAAAGATTGATGAAGGCCATAGCTACACAGAATATAGTGACTTAGAAAAACGTCAGGGCGATTTTTATAATTTTTATAGTCAATATGATAAACGCAGAGGACTAGATTTTTCTTCTGCATTTAAAGATTGGCCCGATCTAGTAGAATGGTATGAATCTCTTAAAGATAATAAAAATATTAGAGAAATAAAGTTAACTGATGGAAACGCTACATCATTTGCTGAACACATTGTAAAAGAAACAATCGAAAATGCGAAAAACGAGAAATAAAAACTTATGTCAGAAAATTATTTAGAGAATGCTAAAGAAACAAAAGAGAAGTTAAATCAAATTTCTCCTACTATGTGTATGGCTAAATGGCTGCAAGTCAGTATGCATCTTCCACAAGGACTGACACAAAGTTGTTATCATCCGCCAACGCATAAAGTACCACTCAATGAATTAAAAGTAACACCACGTGCTCTACACAATACACATGAAAAAGTAAAGCAACGTAAACAGATGTGGGAGGGCGAGCGCCCTAGTGGCTGTCAGTATTGCTGGAATATCGAAGATGCGCCCGATGGTCCTCATTTGAGCGACAGACACTATCGTAGCAGTGAGTGGTGGGTTAAAGATGCATGGGATGAAGTAGTCAATGGCGGTTGGGATGAAAATATCAACCCACGTTATGTAGAAGTTAATTTTAATCAAGCATGTAATTTTAAATGTACATATTGTAGTCCTCATTTAAGTACTGAATGGGAAAAAGAAGTAAATCAGTTCGGTCCGTATGATCTAGTAGACGGAGATCATAATAACATCGGAAGTTTAACTAAGTCTGGGCTAATGCCAATAGGCGGAAAACAATCTGATAATCCGTATATTGAAGCATTTTGGCAATGGTGGCCTGAGTTGTATCCTGAACTGAAAGTATTTCGTATGACTGGCGGTGAGCCTCTTATGGATAAAAATACTTTCAAAGTATTAAATTATATCAAAGAACAACAGTATCCAAATAACGATTTAGAGTTGAGCATTACTAGTAACATGTGCCCACCTGAGCAAGTGTTATTTGATAAGTTTGTGAACATTATATCAGAATTAGAAAACAAATCAGTTTGGAACGATGAATCAAAAGTAGATCCTAACTTAGGGAATTGGTGGTTAAGTTATTTTAAACATTTTAGTCTTTTTGTTAGTGTAGATAGCGTTGGAGAACAAGCAGAGTATATTCGAACTGGTTTAGAATTTGATAGAATGTTATCAAACGTTAAAACATTTTTAAACAATACAAAGCGCACAGAAATAACATTTATTAACACATTTAATATTATGAGTATCCCAAACTTGAAGAATTTTCTAAGAATGATTTTAGAGTTGCGGAAAGAGTTTGGATTTGAGAATCAAAAAAATATTTCTATTATGCCGCCTGAAGGCGCAGACTTAAATAAGTTTAGTCCGGCAGTAATGAAACCAAAACAACGTATTTGGTTTGACATTCCTTACTTGCGTTATCCAGACTGGATGAGTGCACAGAATGCAGTATTTTATCCAGAGTTGATCGATACGCTAAATGATTGCGTGGCATTTATGGAAGAGAATGTAGAAACTGATACATATTATAAAACATATCATGGATTTAAAAAATACGAAATTGCAAAACTTAAACGAGATATTGCATGGATTAAATCGGGAAAAACAATAAGCGAAGAAGAAATTAATAAAAGACGTGCAAACTTTTATCATTACTTTACAGAAACAGATAAGAGACGTGATACTAATTTTGCTAAGACGTTTCCTGAATTAACAAACTGGTGGAAAGATTGTCAGCATTACGCTACACAGAGGAAAAAACATAATGACAGATAAAAATAAATTCTTAGAATATAAAGAAAAAATGATAGACCCTGTTAGCGACAGTTTTTGTGCTGCAAAATGGTTAAACGCAACTATCTGGTTAAATGGTGGGCAGTCTACAAGTTGTCACCACCCGCCGGGACATAACATCGATCCTGCAGAACTAGAAGAAAATCCTAGTGCTATTCATAATACAAAGCATAAAAAAGAAATGCGCAAAATGATGCTTAACGGAGAGCGCCCGGCGGAATGTGAATATTGTTGGAAGGTAGAAGATATTGGACGTAACAATATTAGCGACAGAGTTTACAAAACAATCATTTATAAAGACAGCGATGTTGATCGTATTTCTAAAATGCCATGGGATGCAGATGTAGATCTTAAAACACTTGAAATTGCATTTGACAGAGCTTGCAATTTTGCATGTAGTTATTGTAATCCTGCATTTAGTAGTAAGTGGGTCAAAGATGTTAAAGACAACGGTGCATATACTGACATTGAAAGTGACGGACGTGGACACTTCATTGATACAGCAGAATGGGCAGTTAGAGGTGGCAGAAACGAAGATGAAAATCCATATGTAAAAGCATTTTGGAAATGGTGGGATAATGGATTAAGCGAAAGTTTAGAAGAGATCCGTGTTACCGGCGGCGAGCCATTGATGCACAAAAGTGTTTGGAAAATGTTTGACTGGTTTAAAGAAAATCCAGACAGTCCGATGAGACTTGCTATTAATAGTAATCTTGTGCCAGAAAAAGATAGTTACATAAATCGATTAATCGAAGCAAGTTACGATGTGCAAAAGTTAGAAATATACACAAGCAATGAAAGCGTTTGGCATCAAAGCGATTATATCAGAGATGGTATGAATTATGCTAAATGGAAAACAAATCTGGTTAGATTACTAAAAGAATCTAATATTAAAAAGATACACATGATGATGACTATTAACAGTCTTTGCTTGGAGTCTATTACAGAGTTTATGGATGATATGTTAGAGTTACGTAAAGAGTTCCGTGGGCGTAGTCCTAGTATGACACTGAACATACTTCGTTTTCCTAGTTTTCAAAGTGCAGCTATATTGCCAGAAGAACTAAAAACAGGATTCAAAGAAAAAATTGAAAAATGGTTTGCACAAGAAGAAGTACAAGATTTACTATATGATAGCGAAAAAGCACATGTGCAACGTCTAATAGATTATCTGGATGTAGTCAAAACTCCGCATAGATATACATCGGAAACTGATGTTCTTTATAGAGATTTTAGAAATTTCTTCGAGCAGTACGATCGTCGCCGTGGTAAAGATTTTAGAAAAACTTTTCCTAGTTTTGTAAATTGGTACGACAGTATATCATATGACACTTCTAAGAAAGTAAACTTAGTTAATTTTAATCCTGTAGAAAAAGAGCAGTATGTCGACAAATAGAAAATTTCCTATAGTTAATCAAGACGGAAGTACTAGCGAAGATAGTCCTAATACAACATTCTGCATGGCTCCATGGTCGCACACATTTTTAAGTCCACAAGGCGAGCGCAGAATGTGTTGTGCTAGTAGAGAAGAACATAGTTTCCAAAGACAATACATTGACTTAACCAACGACGATGCTGTTCCTGCAGATCCATTGACAGTGGATGACTTTAAACCTAAAACATTAGATGAACACTGGAATAGCGAGTATATGAAAAGTATACGCCGGCGGTTAATGGCAGGCGAAACAATACCGCAATGTGAAGTATGTAACACTGACGAATATAATATGAGTAACTATCGTCGTTGGTTTAATGTATGGTTTAGAGATAGAATTAAAGAAGCATTTGACAATACAGACGAAACTGGATATACTACTTTACCTGTTCGTAGTTTCGATTATCGTGTTAGTAACTTATGTAATTTTAAATGCCGTATGTGCGGAGAACAATTAAGTTCTAGTTGGGAAGCAGAGTCTAGGAAACACGGACGGTGGAATGAAAAAACACAGCCGTTTATGATTCCCGAAATTAAAAAGAAAATGCAAGACTTCCAAACAGAAGTTGCAGAAAAAGAATTTTTACAAGCAGTAGATGCTGGAATAGTTGAAGAAATTTATTGGGCAGGCGGTGAACCATTGATGTATGATATTCATTGGGATATCATGAAAAGAATGGTAGAAAACGGTAGTAGTAAAAACTGTATTGTTCGCTATAATACAAATTTAAGTCGAACTAAATTTAAAGGTGTAGACTTCTATGATTTACTACCCGAGTTTAAAGACTGGCAAGTTTGTGCTAGTATCGACGGTGTTGGAAAAACAGTTGAGTTCATTCGAAAGGGAATAGTTTGGGATGAATGGCTAGCTAACTTTAAGCGAGGAGTCGAACTACCAAATGGTCATAAAAATATGATAGTTGATTTGACTATAACTGGTCCTGGTATGTTTGATATTACAAAACTTTTTGATTTAGCTATCGAGTTAGATGTTAAAATTGAAACAAAATTAGTCTTTGCGTTTCACGCAGATAAAATTATAAGTCCGTTTGCTTGGCCCAAACACATACTACACAAACATGTAAACGAAATACTTTCATATGTAGAGCCACGTGCAACAGAGAAACAACAAAGTTTAGTTCTTGTTCTTAAAAGTATGCTTAAACAACAAACATTCAACGAGAGATGGCCCGATACATATCGTGAAGAATTTAACAAAGGAAAACAATTACAGCAATATTTAGATAAGATACGAAGCGAAGAGTTTACGTATGACGACATCTATGCAGCTGATAGTGAATTATTAGATTGGTGGAAAAATGGCAATTGAAAAACCCGAAAGTGATTATTTTTGTATATTACCGTGGATGCATATGCATACATGGGCAAATGGAGCAACATTTCCTTGCTGTTTAGCTGCTCCAGGTATGCCTGTTGGAAATACAAATGACTCTAGTTTTTTAGAAATATGGAATAGCGAAGGCATGCGCAATCTAAGACTTAATATGATAAACGACATGCCTAGTAGAATTTGTAGACGCTGCTACGAACACGAAAAAGCAGGTGTAGAAAGTCTGCGTATGTCTAAAAATAGAGACTATAAACATAAACTTGAACGTATTAGATTAACTAAAGAAGACGGTAGCCTTGACGAAGTTCATATGTCATATTTAGATATTAGATTTAGTAATATCTGTAACATGAGATGTAGAACATGTGGACCAGTTTTTAGTAGCCTATGGCATTCAGATGCTGTTGGTATGGGTATAATAGAGCCCGAAGCTCCGAGAATATATCGAGCAAAAAAAGATATTAACGAGTTATGGAACGAAGTAGTACATTGGCTTGATGATATAGAGCAAATTTATTTTGCAGGCGGTGAGCCGTTAATAATGGACGAGCATTATAAGATATTAGAACATTTAATTTCTATTGGAAAAACAGATATCGAAATTGGATATAATACAAACTTTAGTAAATTAACATATAAAAATAAAGATGTAGTAGAACTTTGGAAGCACTTTTCGAACGTTAAAGTCGGCGCTAGTTTAGATGCAATGGGAGATCGTGCGGAGTGTATGAGAAAAGGAACAAACTGGAAAGAAATTGAAAAGAATAGGCTCAGATTATTAGAAGAAGTGCCCCATGTTGAATTTAAGATAAGTAGTACTGTTAGTGTGTTTAATGCACAGCATATTTTAGATTTTTATTCCGAATGGTTAGACAAAGGGTGGGTAGAAGTGAATCACATAGACACTAACTTGTTACTTGAACCAGTTTACCAACGAGCACAAATTTTGCCTAAAGATATAAAAACTAAAATTCAAGCTAACATAGACGACTTCTTAGAAAAGTATAACGTAAAGGAAGTAGATGTTCATGGAAGAGCATATGCAGGTTTAACAGGACTTCAGAATTTTTTAAATGAAGATTTCACAAATGAGATACCAGAATTTTTAAAATGGTCTAAAAAGTTAGATGATGCGTCTGGGGATAATTTATTCGAAAGTATTCCAGAATTACAAATTTTAAAGGAACAATAATGAAAATTTTAATTGTAAGTATACCGAGAAGCGGTAGTAGTTATTTAGGTAGTGTATTAGTAAACACTTTGTTTTCGGATCATACATATATGAATGAGCCATTTATGGCTGTAGCAGATGATGATATTGAAACTGTTAAAGACGACTGGGCTGAAAAAATTGCTGATATTGCTGCAGCCGAAAATACTATTGTTAAAGTTCATATGCACCATTTGGAACAAATGGAAAAACTTGAGTTATTAGATGAATTCAAAGCCATTGAATTCGATAAAACATTCTTTATCTCACGTGACGATATTGCAGAAGCAGCACTAAGTTTAACACTAAGTGGCATTACTGGAAGCTGGTATGAAGATACGCACGAAGAAACTAGTGTTGAAATCGACGAAGAAAGATTAATCGGAGATCTTAACTTTGTCAAATATCATACAGATAGAATGAAAACTAATGTTTACGATATAGAGGCAGACAAAATTATTTCATATGAAGATTTGACTTTTGACAGATTAGAAGATATAGTGTTATTAGGATTTGAATTTGAAGGCGAACTAGCTAGAGTATTGAGACCTGGAAAATTCAGACATAAAGCATTATTAATAGAAAATTATGTAGAGTTAAAAGACAAGTTGGCCTCGTTAATTGATGAACAAAACAGTTAAAGATATTATAGACGATTCGTTAAACGATATAATTAAAGAAACTAAAAATTATTGCCCGTTGCCGTGGGTACATTTTCATATGAGTCATAATGCTGAAACATATCCTTGTTGTGTTGCAGTTATTAACGAAAGAAATTCTTTCGGAAATCTAAATGAAAATAGCTTCGACGAAGTCTGGCATGGCGACAAACTTAATCGATTTCGAAAAAGAATGTTAGAAGACAAACCTGACCCCGCATGTTATGTTTGTCATCTTCAAGAAAAATTAGGCGAGTGGAGTCATCGTCATGACGCTATTAAAAAGTTTCATAACAGGGCTAAACCTGCAATAGAAACTACAGATATAGAAACAGGCAAAGCACCCGATGCAAAGCCTGTATTCTTAGATTTACGTTTTAGTAATATATGTAACATGCGTTGCAGGATGTGCGGTCTATATGCTAGCAGTCGTTGGTATCACGATGCTATTGCACTAAAAAAAGAATATGGTACTAGTATTTTTGTTCAAGAAGAAAAAGACATAGACGACATTGTTCAAATAATTGGCATTGACGATAACCGAGTTCCAGATTTGTTTAATAGTTTAGAAAAGCATATAGACTATATGGATGAAGTATATTTTGCCGGAGGCGAGCCTCTTATCACTGATGAACATTATCAATGGCTTGATAGATTACTAGCACACAACCGAAATGATATTTTTATTCGATATAATACTAATCTAAGTAAACTAAAATACAAAACCAAAAATGTAATTGATTATTGGAATCAATTTGAAAATGTTAAAATCTTTGCAAGTTTAGACGAAATGTGGAAACGTGCAGAGCTTATCCGTAAAGACACTGTTTGGTCAGAGATTGAAGAAAACTTACAGATTATCAAAGATCAAGCACCGCATGTGCAGTTAAATGTAAGTTGCACAGTACAGAATTTAAATTCTTATAATGTTTTTGAATTCCATAAATATTTGGTCGACAAAGGCTTTATCGGACGAGATAATTTTTATTATAATGTGTTAACTAATCCGTCATATAAAAGTATTAGAGTAATGCCTAGTAGAGACAAAGAAGTGTTAACACAAATTTACAAAAATCATGCTGCATGGATTAACGAAGAGTTTCCGCATCACGATAACGAAACTATATTTCATACAATCGATTACATGAATGGGCATCCAGAAAACGAAGAAGAATTAAAAAAATTGTGTATTACACATGCACAAATTGACAAACTAAGAAATGAAGATACACGATCGACATTTCCGGATTTATCTCATATATGGGAAAAATATTGGCCAGATGAAATTTAAAGATACATTAAATAAATTTTTACTTAAAGTAGGACTTAAAAAAGAGGACACGTTTTGCCCTTTACTGTTCCAGCATCTGGCA